CAGTTGCCAGTCATGCCATTCCCAACATCGAGCGATGACCACTGCATTCCTCAAACGCCGCCCTGATCACTGACGCTTAAAAAACCAAAGCAGAAACCAAGCATTCACCACGAAGCACACGAAGAGCACGAAGGAAAAACAACAAAAGGAGCCAGCATGCAAATTATTTATTCTGCCTTTGATTCTCTTCGTGCCCTTCGTGTGCTTCGTGGTGAAAAAGGTTTTGACCGATGAGCAAAAACTCCCCGCAGGAACTGCTTGATGAAGGCTTTGCACCGGAGCAATTCGGCAAGGATGACATCACATGGCCGACCTATGGTCAGGCCGTGCTCGATGAGCAGAATCAGATCGTTAAAGATCGCACCACCAGCAACTATGCCAGCACCGATGCAGGCATTCAGAATCATATCAAACGCGCCGAGCGGTTTCTGGCCGTGTCCGAATTATGGGATCGCCGCGCTGCCCGCGTGGATGCGGAATCATCCGTTGGTCAGGATAACCAGCAGGCCGAACTCACCCGCTTTGCCCGCAATGCCGACAAAGCCACGCAAAAAGCCAAACACGAATTTGCCCAAATCCCCACCGTCGCAGCCACATCGGACAGCGCATCATCCGCTGCCGCCTTCGGTGCAGAAACATCATCCCATTTCAAAGGCTCCGGCTACACCCGCAACAGCCTGGCCGGTATCGGAGGGGTGATCTGATGCTGAAAACCACATCCAATATCAAATCCTTCACCCGCCGCATGGATGCTATTGCCAAGCGCATCCCCAAAGCCCTGGATAAAGGATTGTCCCGCTGGGCGGTGCTGGCGCATAAAGATGCCATGAGTAATTTATCAGGCCCCGGTGGTACGGGTATTTTTGAAGAGCATAATCTTGGTGGCTACCCCGTGCCTGTTCGTACCGGTCATCTGCGAAGATCGGAAGGTTATGTGCTGCCAGGCAGTAGTAAGCATGGCATCACAGCGCGTCACGGTCAGGCATATCTGGTTAACACTGCGGTTTATGCAAAGAAAATACACGAGGCGAAAACCGGAAAGTTTTCACCAAGGCCATTCATTGACGACGCGATTAACACTTCTCGCCGCGCCGGTATGGATGGAATATCAAAAGCATTGCGCGAGGCATTGTTGGCATGAACCAGTTTGATATCCAGAAGGGAATTCGCAACGCATTAACGGCAGATACGATGCTCACAGCATGGCTTGCCAGCAACTATGCCGGAGCGCTTACGATTAAGTTGGGAAACCGGGTGCTGAAAACAGTGAAACCGGAGCAGTACCCGCTGGTCGTGGTTGTATTTGATCCGGTGTCTACCGGGGAGAAGGTGCGCAATACGCCACACTGGCTGGTGGAAAATTATCATCTGGAAGTGGGTCTGTTCCAACAAGATGTGGAAACGGCCTTACAGCACCTGGCGGAGTTAGAGTCACTGGTGACGCAGGCTGCGCTGAATTATCTGCGTGGAATACTCACCGGTGCAGACGAACACGCCGAGATCGTTGATCGCATTGGTGATGCCGATGTGAATCACCCCCACCATTTTTTCGGTATAAAAATACAGGTTCGCCGCCATGCGGCGTATTAACAGGAGAGCATCATGGCACGAGCAAATATTAAGGTAGACATAAAGGTTGCTGAGCTTGTCGAAGCAAAAGCAATGGCCATTGCAGTCGATCAGGTCTTTGCTGATCTGGTGGCCAATGTGCCGGAGCTGCGGCAAACGGATAATCACAATCAAATTTTAGCGGCGCGCGAGTCGCTTAAAATCGCACTCATTAAACCAACAGGAGACGCATCATGATTAATTTTGGCACGGGTAATTTGTACGGCATCAACAGCGCGGTGAATTCAACGCCGCACAAATTTGGCGCCTTGCAGGATGTGTCGGTGGATATCACATCAACGACCAAATCACTGCACGGTCAATCAAAATTCGCAGTCGATATCAAGCAAGGTTCATCCAAGCTGACCGGCAAGGCAAAAACAGCTCAGTTGAACGGCAAAATGCTCAATGATTTGTTTTTCGGTGAAAGTTTAAGCACTGGCCTGATTGTTCCAGCCGTGGCTGAAGCGGGTGTGGTAACGTCCGGTGCTGTCACCGTGGCCAATTCGGCCAATTTTGATACCGATCTGGGTGTGATCGATGCAGCTACCGGCCTGAATATGGTCAAGGTCGCATCCACTCCGGCAGCAGGTCAATATAGCGTTTCACCGGGTGTCTACACATTCAACACCGCCGATAACGGCAAGGCTGTGCTGATTGATTATCTCTACACCTCAAGCACCGGTGGCAGCAATATCGCCATTGGCGGCAGCAAGATCGGCGCGACCACAAAGTTTATGGCCGTGTTCGGTGGCTCCACCGATGGCAAAGTCCTGATGCTCAAGCTCAATGCCTGCGTATCCAACAAGCTGGCCTTCGCCACCAAGCTGGAAGATTACACCATTCCAGAATTTGATTTCGAAGCCTGCCTCGATAACGCCGGTCAGCTTGGCGTGTTGTCGGTGTCTGATTGATGTCCGATTTGAATGGCGCACCAATGCCTGCTGATGATCTGATCCCCGGCGTGGAGACGAAGCTCGGGCGGCACACCTATATCGTGCCGCCTGCGCCGTTTGCCTGCGTGGAGAAATATGAGGATGTGTTTATGGGGCGTGAAGATGCGCCCAAACCCTCTGTTATTTTCGATATCCTGTTTATGAGCCTGAAACGCAACTATCCGGATCTGGATCGTGATGCACTGGCACTCGATGTGGATGTATCGAATATGCAAGTGGCTTTCACCTCATCCATGCATGCCAACGCACCGGTAGATGATGCGGGGGAAGCGTAGGCGATGATGGTCAGCCGATTGACTGGGGATATATCTACAGTCACATCATCGCAGCCACTGGCTGGAGCTGGGGCTATGTCCGGCAACACATGGACTTACCGCGCTATGCGGCCATGAGCCGCTACTGGGATAGCCACCCACCACTGCATTTGATGGTGCAAGGTTATCTCGGCATCGAAGCCAAACCGGCCAAAGCGCAGCAGATCGATAGCGAAGCCGACTTTATAACCTCGTTTGCATCGTGCGGCGGGCTGGTGAATTGAGAATGACGAATTAAGAATGGTGAAATGAGGGCTGTATGTCGCAGGCGTTGAAAATTCTAATTATGGGCGATGCGAGCAATGCTAAACAGGCATTTGCTCAGGCTCAGGATGCAGCCAAGCAGACTGCCACTGCCATTACGGCAGCGGTCACAGCAGCGGCTGCATCATTCGCCCTGGTTGAAACTGCCGTGATCCAGACATCCTCAGAATTCGAGAACTTCCAGATCCGGCTGAATCATGTGCTCGGCTCGGTGGCCGAGGGCAACCGGCTATTTCAGGACATGACAAAATTTGCTTCATCCGTGCCGTTCTCATTTCAGGAGATCATGGGCGCGGCAACCCAGATGTCCGGCGTTATGGCCGGTGGTGTGGATGAGGTCAATAAATGGATGCCGATGATTGCCGATCTCGCTGCGGTGTCCGGTCTGTCGATTCAGCAGACCACCGAGCAGGTGGTGCGCATGTATTCCGCCGGTGCAGCCAGCGCCGATCTGTTCCGCGAACGCGGCATTACCGCCATGCTCGGTTTCCAGGCTGGCGTGCATGTATCGGCAGCCGATACCCGCAAGCAGCTAATCGCCGCGTTTGAAGATCCTGCTAGTAAATTCCGTGGTGCGGCCAACGATCTGGCTACGACTTGGACTGGTACCATGTCCATGATGGGCGATCAGTGGACGCTATTTCAAAAACAGATCGGTGATGATGGCGCATTTGTGGCTGCCAAAAATGCACTGAAAGTCGTTCTGGACGAAATCAACAACAATAAAGATGCCACCAAAGAACTGTCGGCGGAAATATCCGGCAGTTTAATTGATGCCATGCAGGTGGCTATATTTGCCGCTGGCGAATTTGGTAAGGCGATAGCGGCGCTCAGTGTTACAGATGATCTCTTGCGTCTGGGTATTGATAAAACAGCCGGTGTTGTTACTGATGCGGTGCTGTCAGAAATGAAAGGTATTTCCGGCCTGCTGATGATGGTGAATGATATCACAGGCCATGATTTTGGCATTGCAGGCGTGGAAGATTCAATTGCTAAAATGGAACAACTCAAGCAGGGCATTGCGATTTCCGAAAAACAGAGCGCAGCGGCCTTCGGCAATGCCGTTGATAATGCCGCGAACTCCATCAGTAAAATTCAGGATCTGTCACAGAAGCTGTTTCTTGCAACAGACGCGGCCCGTAGTGGTGCACAGCCATCTCCGGCTGGAGCACAGGGCGGCACACACACACAATCCCCATCAGGCCCTGCCGCATTACCGTCATCGGCGCAAACCAAGGCCGCCGCCGCTGCTGAAAAGGTGCGCCAACAACTGGCCGCCCTGTCCATCGAAAAACAGCGGGCCGAATCGTTGTCTCGTTTAGCTATCCGTCGCGAAGAGCTCAACAAGCAGAAACAGTTGGGACTGATCTCCGGCACGGAAGAGATTCAGGCGCTCAAGGCGTTATCGAACAAGTCTATGGCGATTGAATTGAAAGCCGCCAAGGCGCATGCCAAGCTGATCAAAGATAAGCCGGTTCAGTATCAAAAGGCCATGGACAAAATCGAAGCCATTCAGCGCAAACATGATCTGGGCATGAAAAAGATGCAGACCAAGGCCGCCTTGGAGCAGAAAAAGTTTTACGATAAAATGTTTGCACCGGTCACCAATGCCTTTCAGAAATCGATCAACGGCATGATTCAGGGCACGCTCTCATTTCGCAAAGCCATGAAACAGATGGGGCAGTCTATCGTGTTGGAATTTGCCAATATGGGCGTGAAGATGGTGGTGGATTGGGTCAAAAACGAAGCCCTGAAAACGTCTGCATCGTTGGCTGGCACGGCGGTGCGCACCGGCGCGCAGAAGGCTGGCGCAGCCGAGTCGCTGCTGATTTCCGCCGGTACGGCGGTGAAACAGATCATGATGGATGCATGGAGCGTGATGGCGGCTGTCTATAAAGCCATCGCATCGATCCCCGTTGTGGGACCGTTTCTCGCACCAATCGCCGCCGCTGGCGCATTCGGAGTGGTAGCAGGCTATGCCAGCAACATCGCGTCGGCATCGGGTGGTTTCGATATTCCATCAGGTGTCAATCCGATGACCCAGTTGCATCAGCAAGAAATGGTGCTACCCGCCCACATCGCCAATCCGCTGCGTGATATGATTGCTGGTGGTGGTCAACCCGGTGGCAACACCACCCAGATCACCATCCAAGCCATGGATGCGCGGTCGTTCAAACAGTATCTCACCCGCAACGCATCCAGCCTGCCGCCCGCCCTAAAAAAACTTAAACGGAACTTCGCAGCATGAGTCAAAACCACAAGCACTCACCACGAAGCTCTCGAAGATCACGAAGGAAAAGCATGATCTGGTTTGTCTTTCTTCGTGCCCTCTGTGTTCTTCGTGGTGAAAAGGTTTTGACTGCATGAGCAACGCGATCTTTCCAACGCTGCCGGGTCTGGCTTTTGATGTCGGGAAATCACCGCTGTTTTCCACTGCTATTCAGCGCGCGGCCTCCGGTCGTGAATTGCGGCGCAGGCGTTGGGCGCATCCGCTGTATCAGATTGCGCTGACGTTTGAGTTTTTGCGTGATGATGTGGCATTCAATGAGTTAAAAACCTTGGCCGGCTTCTACATGCAGCGCGGCGGATCGTTTGATTCGTTTTTGTTCACCGATCCGGATGATAATCGGGCTATAAATGAGGTGCTGGCTGTGGGCGATAGTGTCGCCACCGCGTTTCAGGCACAGCGCACGTTCGGCGGCAACGTAGAACCACTGAGCAATGTTGCCAGCATCGATGATCCGAATGGTGCATCGATGTGGGGTGCAGATCCTGCAACTGCGCCGATGTGGTCTGCGGATACTGCCAACACATCCATGTGGGCTGCCGTTATTTATAAGCCGTCCGATTATACGCTCAATCCCGGCGGTCAGGTGGTATTTAATAGACCAGTGCCGGCCGGTGTAACGCTGCTGTGGTCTGGCTCGTTTTATTATCGCTGTCGTTTCAACGATGATCAGATGGATTTCAACAAGTTCATGGATCAACTCTGGAACCTCAAAACCTGTGATCTTCTCGCCACACTTGGTGACAAATTATGAATTTAGAATTTAGAATTGAGAATTTAGAGGCGAAAGGCCGCGCGCGCGCGCTTTTGATTTTCTTTCACTATTCACTATTCCCAATTCACTATTCAGCAGGCCGAATATTATGAGGTCTGCGTCCGCTGCTTTGATCGCGCTGCTGAACAGTAATCAGTTTGTTATGGCTGATCTCTACATCATCATCCTGGCCACTGGCGATGCATTCTATTATGCCGATTATGATGCCGATTTGATTTATGCCGGGCATACGTTCAAATCGAATAATCTGCAAATATCCCGCTCCGGTATTCGCACGGTGGCAGGCATTGAAGTGGATACCCTAAGTCTCGATATCGCTGCTGATCCAACGCACACCATGCTCGGCACGCCATTCCTCCAGATTGCCCACAACGGTGGCCTTGATGGCGCACGTTTAACGATTGATCGTGTATTCATGCCACTCGATAACCCGACCGATACCAGCGCAGGCGCGATGTTATTATTCAACGGTGAGATCAATGTCGATGAAATTGATCGCGGCACGGCGCGTTTGTCCGTGCTCTCTGATCTGGCTCTGCTCAATGTGCAGATGCCGCGAAATCTCTACCAAGCTGGCTGTCTGCATACCTTATTCGATGCCGGTTGCGCGCTGGTTAAAGCAACCTTCGCCGCACCATCCACGGTCGCAGCCAACAGCACCCAAACACAGATCCATTGTGGATTAACACAGGCGGCGGATTATTTTGCACTCGGCACCATCACCTTTTCATCCGGCCCTAATGCCGGTGTATCGCGCACGGTTAAAGCATACACGCCCGGCATCATCACCCTCAGCCTGCCGCTCAAAGCCATGCCAGGCGCGGGCGATGCCTTCAACGCATACCCCGGCTGCGATAAACAACAAGCAACCTGCACCACAAAATTCAACAACCTGCCCCGGTTTCGCGGATTTCCGTACATCCCGATTCCTGAAACGGCGATTTAGGAGCTTATATGTCGATTTCACCACCAACAATCAGCGATTTTACCACGGCAGGGTCACAACTTGCTTTTCAGCAGGCATTAGATCATCTGATGACTTATTTGGCATCACTTGATGCCGATGCCCAAGCCGCAATTGCGGGTGCTGGTGCAGGAATCGTTGGTTTTGCCACAAGGGCGTTGATGGATGCTGATCTTATACATAATGCCGACACGGTTGCGTATGTTGTGAGTGACCCAACACCCGCGAATAACTCGATCTACATGAAATTGGGCGTTAGTGGCGCAGGATCTTGGACAAAATCTATTGCTGACCCGTATTCATACATCGATATACTGAAGACAATCATCGAGAGCAATTACAGCCAAAAGGATGTCGGCAAGAATTTACTCAATCCCAATGACCCAAATGTGGTTCTAGGCCAATTCCTGAACGCCACCGGAGGGTTTGCTTCTAACGCTAACTACGCAACCACAGGGTTTATACCGATTGCCAACGGACAAACATTAACGTGCAGTGTTCCTTCAGGGGGGGCATATAATATCC